AGAACATTGGCTACGTAGTGGAGCCGGCGCTTTTGTGCTCGAGCTTTTTCTTTGTCTGCTTCAATCCCAGAATTCCAGAGTCGTGAGTTGAGTTCGCCAACTGGATCAGTCTGACCAATAGAAGTAAGGCTGTTTTCGATATACCACTGACCAGTTGGTCCCTTGAATCCATGATCCCAATATCGGACCCATGGAAGTTCTTGGCCTTCGGCCGCTGGGAGGAATCGTAGTACTGCATAGCCATTACCCGCTTTGTCTACAGTTGGCTTCCAAACGCGCTCATCAACATAAGATTTCTTTTCACCACCACCGGTGGCTTCTGCTGCTTGAACGAGTTTTGAGATTTGATCGCGATTGCGTTTTAGATTTTCGAATGACATCGTATTGTCCTTGTGTTGTTTGTGTTACTGTAATATTATACACTAGTTTCTCTGTAATGTACATAGTATGTATTATTATATATCACACTATTCAAAAAAAGCAGAGTCCAAAGTGTTAGTTTTTGGCAAAAAGTTTAGCTGCATTGCCTCAGCTTCAAGCTTATCTTTAATGATCGGTGAAATAAACTTCTTCACATCTTCTGGTTCAATATTATTCTTTTCACAGAGATATAGAATAGTGTCCATATAAGATAGTTTAGTTTCAGTTACTGTCGCTTCGATAAGCTTAGTAAATTTTGACTTAGTCAAAAAATTATCTTCAATCGTCAATTTCTTCCTCCCAATGTCTGCAAAAGAATTGATCACCTAAGCTGTCTATCTCTTGCTGTGGATATCCATTTTCAACCAACCATTTACGAGTGTCTTCAACATTTTCTGGTAGGATTTTTGGAAACCCATATTTCCAACCTCCCGGAGGATCAATCATTTTTACTTTCATTTATCTAATACTCTCAATAAGATTGTATCTGCGTTTAGTCTACCATTCGGCTGACTGCTTTTTGTAGTCAGCTTCTTCCACTCAGTATCGATTTGCTTTACTGTTTTAGATAAGACCATTGGCAAGAACTCATCTGGCTTACGAAGCTTGACTTGTCGACTATTGACAGGATCGATATTCTTAATCGTACTACCAGAGATTTGAAATCCATCGACACTTTGAGTGATATACTCTGTCAAGGTTCGAGTCTTTGTATTGAATGTGTACAATCGAGTCTTACCAATGATTTGCACTGGATTGATTGATGCCAGTTTAAAATTAGCATCTTCAGTCTTGTACTTTACATTCCTAACTTGTTTGTCCGCAGCCTGAGGCTTTTTGACTCGTGTTTTACGAGTAGCCTTGGCTGCGGACTTAATGCGGTCAAGATCGAGGAGCATGTCTTGACACGCTTTAATGCGGTGATTGAGTTCAGGTCTTTTCAAATGTGAGTAACCCTCGACGGCTTGTTCACAACGCTTATGGTATGCATCTTCATAATCTAGCAACCATCCCTCAATCACCTGGCGGACTGGCGCTACAGCCGATCCAGCCAAACCGTGTTTCTTAAAAAGAAGATATACATCAATCGTAGTCTTCTCACCTTCGATCCACTGATCTTCAAGATCGAGCAGATCTTGCATAATAGTGGCACTAATCTTATTCTGCAAACGTTGCATTGGAGAAAGCGATACTACATTCTTCTCAACTTTCTTTTCGGCAGCCTTTTCTTTCAGAATAGCTTTGCCGGATTCAATGAAACCTTTGAACCGATTAACAATAGCATTCTTCCAATACTCAGAACGTTCGGTCACCTCGTGTCCATTTGTATACCAGAATGAAGTAGCACCCATATAACCATGACCAAACATATAGTCTGGATTGCCAAGGATGTTCTTTGCATCTGTCTTATTAAAATGAGACCGAATGAAAGATTTCGAGAAATTGATCGTTTCTTTACGATCTACTTCATTCTGAAAGTAATACAGAACAGAGTCGAAACCTTTTTCAACTGGTGCACCGTACGCGCCAGTACGGCGACGTGCACGGACAGTTTTCTTTTTAGTGCGCTTTGGTAATGCCATAATATTTGCTCCTCAACAAACTATATAAGTAAGCCTTTTACAGTCGTGCTTAGGACCCGTATTCCTATCTACTGAGGGCGAATAGACCACTCCCACCTGCGTCTTAATTTTAAAGTCGTTTACAGGCTTAACCACGTTTATACTCGTTCGACTATTCTTCATTCTAGATATATTCTACCACAGTTCTCCGAAAAAGTAAACCATTAATTTCGTCTCATTTGTGCGTATATTTTTGGATCACTTCCTCGACCGACCGGGACTGTGTTAGATTTGTGCATTGTGGCGAGACCGGTGATGTAGTCACCTGAGTATTCCTGAGCTTTACGCTTTCCGGCGATGGCTGTAACACGGTCCGACGTCGGGATTGCTGAACGGTTTTCTGAATAGTCCGGAATACTCGTGCCACTTGATTTCTCCTTGGTCTTAAGTTGATCAGGGTGTACACCCATTTTACGCAGCCAAGCATCGTGTTCGGCCTGAGCTTTTTGCCAGCCTGGAGTGCGCTTAGTCTTGCGTTTGCGAGTTGATGTGGTAGTCATACCACGAACAAGATGCATAGTCATTAGTTCCAACCTTCTTCAGACTCATAAGAAGTTTGATCGGCCAAGCGATCGCCATAATGCTCAGCAAGATACTTGGCACCATCAGTATACTGATTATGATTTTCATCCATCTTATCGATAAGATCATCGAACTTTTTACGTTCTGGCTTGTCAATCTCATCGACGTATTTGCGAACACGAGCTGCACTAGCAGCTAGCCTTGCACGACGTGCTTTGATCTTAGCAAATCTTTCAGCAGCCTCGCGAATAACAGCCATACGTTCTTCGTATGTAGAATTTTTAGTGATAACAACATTAGACATAATGAACTCCTCTTTTCATTTTATAGATATATTCTACCATAGAAAAGCGCATTTGTAAACAAAAAAATGCAATGTTTTTTTATTTGAAATCAACTACTTACGTTTTTTTTATTCGGAGTAAATTTTGTAGAGATAGTTTTCAAACTGCTCTACCTTTTCAATCCTGTTTGGCCAAAGGATGTATTCTTTTTCTGGATTTGCTTTAAGATTATTGAGAAGAGGAGTAATAGCATTATACAATTTATCAAGTTTATCCTGAGTGACGGTTGCAGTAACTTCTACATCACCGACTGCCTTTTGAGCATCTTGCACTGCTTGAAGTTCATCTTCATCAACTACTGTAAAGCCAAAATCAAAAATATCATCAGACATCAGCCCAGCTCCTTCTTTTATATGCATATAAGTTGAACATCCACCACGCAACAAAAAGCCAAAACACATCCATGTGAATAATGGATTGAGACATCACCCAAGCAAATGGTGAGATAACGAGATAATCACCGATTGTCAATTCTTTTTCCATTCTACTATTTATAAAGGTGGAGCGGGTACGGGGAGTCGAACCCCGATCCTCAGCTTGGAAGGCTGCAGTAATAGCCATTATACTATACCCGCATGGAGCTGGAGAGAGGAATCGAACCCCCAACCTACTGAGCACAAATCAGTTGCTCTCCCAGTTGAGCTACTCCAGCGTTTTGGGGCGCCCTATATCCACCGAATCCTTAGAGGACATTTGATATATCGCTCTGTACCGACGCCCAGCACAGAGATAGCTATCGATCTAACGCGGGTTAATTCCCGGTCAGATATGTCGACCCTACGTAGCATAATCGGACATATCCTAGCGCCCAAAGCGGACGCTTTAAAGACGGACTAACCGTTGGTCCGTGCGTGTCTATTGAGCGACAAACCTTTCTTATTAAGCAGAGCCGAGATATACGGTGTCGGTTGCAAATAGGAATTAACGTTTATTACGTTTCTTCCTTCTCATCTTCGCATAGAGACTTATAGTTCTTTTGAAGACGATATCCTTAATGCTTTTTCTTCTCTTTCGAGCTACTGTACTTTTATATATACGTTCTACTCTACTCATTGCTCCCTCTTTATAATTTGGTACGGACACCCGGACTCGAACCGGGACGACCGAAGTCTCAAGATTTTAAGTCTTGTGTGTCTACCAATTCCACCATGCCCGCATTTGGCGGTCACTGAAGGATTCGAACCCTCGACCTACTGCTTAGAAGGCAGTTGCTCTATCCAGCTGAGCTAAGTGACCGATTCATTTTACGCAGCAGACTCATCGCAGTCTGATACCAAAACTTTTTAAAATCTGGATCTTGTGCACTTTCTGCTGTACGAAAACAATTGTCTATACGACGTTCATATAATTGAAATTCTTCGCTTGTCATTTAATCATCTCCATAACATGGCTGTGTAGAACACTAAGTAATTCCCAATCATTGTATGCAAGAAGAGCGATAGTGACGATACCTATAACAATTTTAAACATTAACCCCAATCCTTATAGTCACCGTGTTCTTCGTTCTCATCATATCCTGCATGATACTCTTTGATCTGTTCTTCGGTCAGATCATAGACTTTATCGATACACTGATTGCCTAAGTCATTTATACCATTTACGTGGTAGTGTGGATTGCGAGGACGACGGTAATAGCTATCCATACCGCCACGAATGAAAGGAGATCCTGAACCTGCGTATTCCATTATGCACACATCCTTTCGATATGAGCCTCGATCTTCTCGTCAGTCCATTTATGAAACTCAAGAGAACGAGCATATGATTTACTCGCACGATCAGCAGTGATATAGTACGCATCTTCGATGAGCTCGATGCGGCGGAACTCACGAAGAGTGCCAGATGGAACACGCTCGCTCCAGTACTCGATATCGGTAGGGTCGACCATCTTGCCCATCCAACAGCCAGGCTGCTTAGAGAACTCGTCAGCCTCAGCGCGCTGATCGTTGATGTAATCGCGAAGATCTTTTTCCATAATGTAAGTCATGATTTGCTCCTCTTTTTTAATCATGTATATATTATACTATAATTTCTCGAGAAAGTAAACCAAAAAATGCATTAAAACGCATTTTTTTCTGCCGGGTTATCAGGAAAATCAAATACTTCCTTGAGATCCTGATAGCCTCCAATGTGGTTACCATTTGAACTAAAGATCTGTGGCACTGTTTTCCACTGATTTTCTTTAAAGAGTTTCATTGCTTCTTCATTACCCGGCACTTTAATTTCTTTATATGCAAGTCTGTGTTTATCCAGCAGCTCCATTGCTGCATCGCAGAAAATACAACCGGCTTTTGAATAGACAGTGTACATCATTTAGCAAACCTCAGCGTATATGTACGACCTTCATGAGTAAACGTGATAGTGGAATGAGAGTAGATAACTCTCTGCTCTTCCTCGTACCGAGTCTCCGTGCGACACTGCGGTCCTTTATTTCTTTCGGTGTTTAATACACCACCAAGAAATGCTCCAAGCGCTCCACCATTCTCTTCACCTGGAATGTTGTTGCCAATAGCTCCGCCGACAATAGCACCTTCGAGGAAGTTCTGCACTTCAGACTTATTATTACCATTTGTGCAAACTTCGACTGTATATGGGTTTTGCACAACCACAGTCTTAAAGTGGTCTTGTACTACTTCGGCAAAAGCCGGACTACATATGGCCAGCGATATTAACGCTGACGAAAGGATCGTCTTCATCTTTTCTATTCTCCTTTACTTCTGTTTCAAGAGCTTCTCTTAGCTCTGCAATTCTACGATAAGCTTGTTGCAATTGTTCTTGCAATTCATGGACATTTTGCTTAAGCAGTTCAATATGCTCACCTTGAGACACTACCATATCTCGATAATACTCAGCCTCTTTGTCGGTTTGATCTACCGGCTTATTCAAAGGGACCCCGAACGAATATTCCATGCTTCTAACATTACCTCCTGTAAGCGATAAGCTTCTTCTTCCCAAGGATGTTCTATGTCATAAACCAAGTTAAGATATTCTTCGCCTTTCCATTTCTTTGCGAAGTAACTTACATCTTTTAATTCATTGCGAACACCCTGTTTAACATGAACCATTTCATGAAAAACACATGTTAGTAGATCATCACCTTTGAGTCTACTATCAATCTCAACCTCAAAAATTCGATCATTTGTCTCAAGGCAATAACCTTGAGCATCTTTAATTTTTTTGATTTCAATATCGACAAAGCAATTACGAATGCGTGGCATAAGATAATTCCATGCGAACTCTGCTGCACGATAAACCTTCTGCCTTTGCTTTGCTCTACCGCCGGTCACTAGGATCATCGAAGCCAGCCTCTACTTGTTTGATATGCTTACATTTGCGATAAGCAATACAGTTACACTCAAAACCTGAGTCAAGCATTTCTACTGTATATTTATCACCTTTACTACCAATTACTGGCCATTTTACTCCAACGGCCCAGTGTCCTTTGGTATTAACAATTTCAGATAAATGTGTCATGCATATTCACCTAGATCACGAGCGACCTGGTGAGATGCGTCTTCCATAACAGTCATAAGAGATGAAAGATGCCTGCGCTCGTCACTTGTAAGACGCGCGATCTCGTCAAAGATGTTTTCAGTTGAACCATCCTTAGCGATATTTTTAAGAACTGATTCTAAAACCTGATAACGATACTGCATAATGAACTCCTCTTTTCATTTAATAGATATATTATACTATAGAAAAAGAGGTTTGTACACCATAAAATGCTATTTTTTTGAATAAGTTTTAATTTCTACGTTATCACCGTGCTGTGGCTTTAAGCCATTATGAAAATGATGCAGAGTAAATTTTACATCTTTAAACTCATTCCAAATGCCAGTCCAGACCGGTCTCCAATTATTAGCTAATCGATTGTTATTCATGTTCTCACGATCAGAATGCATGAATAGATCTGATGAACTGCGAAGATTGAAATCAAAGATAGCATCAAATCCATACATATGAATTTCATCTGGCTTAAACTTATTAGCCGCATAATGTACAGCAAAGTGGCCACAGCTTAAGTCTGTGTAATTAGGACAGTATTTTGGCAGAACATCATAGAACTCTTTGATCTGTTGAGCATGCCTTATTTTAACATGCGTATTCTTATCAAGGAAGATTTTTGGACGCATTCCAAGAATCCACTGACCTGGAACTGTAACTTCTCCACGAGAAATTGCTCTCATCATCTTAAAGTCTACGATAGTAGTAGCATATACATTTTCAATTTCAAAAGGAGGCAGATTGCAAGTTAGCTTTAATCCTTTTCGTGGTTCTGCATTATAGAAAGAAGCTGAATCACCGTTACCAATTATATGAACAACTCTCTTACTCATTCAACATACTCCTAATACGATCTTTACCTTTTGCACCGGTCCAATGAATAATTTTTTTCTTTCCATCATATCCATCATGATCAAGTTGTAATCTTAATACGTTGTACTCATTTGGCAGGTCTTTGATATAAGTTAGCTTTGTAATTTGATTCAGCATTCCGTGTAAAACTTCTTGATCTCCGACAGTAGGATTATCATGTACTTGCTGACACCATTGGTGAAGAATAATAGGTTTATCTATAAATCCAACAACTCCAGAATTATGCCATGTTTCGCCGCGCCTGTTTGACCAAGGCTTATCTTCGACCATTGCGAGCTTATTTGGTTCAAGCATGTCGAATAGATCTTCAATATTGTCAGTAATCTGGCAGTCAGTATCGATCCAAATTGTTTTGACAGACGGAGAGTGCAGCATAGATCTTGGTTTCTTAAACCACCCTTGCTCTTTTGTCTTTGACATGTCAATAACAGCATGGACATTTTCTCTTACAATTTTTAGTGTAAGTTCGGAAACACCAAAATCCGCAAAGATAAGAGGAGCAGTATTATGCTTCTTATAATTCTTAATGAACCACGGAAGCATCCAAGCATGTCCTTCATCGCATCCGGTCAGGAATGCGCGATCATACTTCTTCGATTCCATAAGTTTCTCCATAACGATGCTTTGCTTGAATGCCATTCATATTTTGAATTGTACTAAAATCATCCATTGCGGTGCAGACCCATGGATAATATTCCTGTAACCAAGGGAAAAAATCTAGACTTAAGAATAAGTCTGCTGGTCTTGGCATAGTTTTTGCTTGTTCGATTAGCTCGACTGCACCTTGAGGTTTAACAATGTAACCATGAGCACCACCAAAATATCTCTTTTGAGTAAGAGGATTAACACCAATAATAGACGGTGTATTAAACTTTCCATAAGAAGGTTTTGAGAATGTCATTACTTTATCAAATGGGACATCTGTAGGTACCTTATCGTGCACTACAGCGTCATGTTCGAAGATAACAACTGGCTCATTATATTCAATAGAACGTTCCCATAGACTCATATGAGAACAGAAAGCTGCTGCACAATTTTGAGTACGCGAATAAATCTCATCAAATGGTGTAGTGGGAATTCCTTTATCAATTAGCTTTTCTATTGGAAAATCTTTTGGAGTTGTGGCTTTCCACATATCCACTTCTAATCCATTTTTAGCTGCAGACTTAATACATCGCTTTGCAGCCTGAACAGA